ATGTCTATCGTTTAGAATCATTTTCATCCTGCATTAACATTAAATTTAACTTGATCATCTTTAAATCATTAAGTAACATTCGCCTCGTTAATTTTGTTCTTTTGTTTTCAGTCTTGGCTACAACCTGTGCAGCTATAGCTAGAGTTTCTTTAATCAGTTTCTGCATTCATTACCTCTAAGATTGTTTGTCCGATGTAGTAGGGGATTTGGGGGACGAGACTGTTTCCGAGTGATTTAAGTCTGTCCACCCGCTTGGGTATCCCATGAGCCACTCGACCCACGTCGGGTTCAACTGCCCAGTTGTTTTCTCTCTGCCACCCTCTTCGTCTATCACTATCGTTGTTAGACTCTTCTGTGTTCCCTTCTTCCCGGTATCTCTCCTCTGATATCCCAGTCTCCCTTCGTGAGCTGCCGGGGTTGGGTACATTTTCTTGTGTTGATACTCTATCAGTGCGTCCAATCTCACTCCGTATTTCGTTCCCGTCTTGTTGCTCTGACGATAATACTTCCCGTCTTTCTCCCGGATTGTTCCACTGCCCCCTTTGTAATCTCTCTGACTCGGAGTTGGCCACTGTTGAACTGCCACTGTTAATGGAGTTCCCCCTTGTTTGTATTTCTTCGTTCTGTTGGTCGCTGAATCCTTCGTTGGTGTTGGCCACATCAGATGAGGATGGGCTACTTGATCGTTGATGCTGATTGGCATTCCCTTCTCGAGTTTCATTTTCATTCTCTTCTCGGAGCTCGGCCCTCGGCCACTGTGAGCGTCTGGTGTTCTCCATATCCTTACTGTGTCTGCTAGATTCAAACTGTGTGAGTCTTTCCCATCCTTGGTCAGTCTCCTGCCTGTCTTGGTTAACACTAGATTGGGATGTTCTATCTCCTGTGTCGTTGGAGTTGGCAATAATCCAGATTCTTTCTCTTTGGTGGTTGGCACCGATGCTCGAAGCTGAAATACTAAACGGCCTAACGGAGTAGTCTTCACTCTCCAAGTCCTTGATAACGGTGTCGAGACCGAGTTTAATGTGTCCACTAACATTTTCTCCAATAACCCAAGTCGGTCTGAGTTCTTTGACAAGTCTAAAATACTCTGGCCAGAGGTGTCTCGGATCTTCTTCACCTTTTTGGCGACCTGCGATGGAGAAAGGTTGGCAAGGGTATCCTCCTGTAATGATGTCGATGGAATTAATTCCATCTGCTTTGAGTCTTTCATAAGTCAGCTCCTTTATATCTTTATATTGTTTAACATGTGGCCAATGCTTTTGCAGCACTTGTCTTGGGTACTCTTCGATATCGCAAAAAGCTTTTGTTTCAAAGCCTCCCGTGGCTTCAAGTCCTAGACTGAAACCACCAATACCACTGAATAAATCCAGGTGTTGTAATTTAGAATGGTATCTCTTCATCTTTCTCCTTTGGTAATGTAAATTCATCAGTTGATTTTTCTAATTCTTTGATCCACCATACTCGTCTATTCTTTCCTCTAATGCGACGAACCACATTAGACTCTCCACTTTCATCTCCGTTCAATTGTCTTATCCGTGCACCAATTCTTGTTGCATCAAATCCTTTAAATCTTTTCTTCTCTAAATATTCCTCTAACTTTGCCATTAAGAAATATGTTTTACCTTCTTCCGTAAATGATTTACCTAATCGCAGCTCATCCATATTTGCACCATCCCCTTGATCTAAAATGAAAGATTCCAGGTGCTGATCAAATCGTCCTTCTATTCTTACATCATCAGGCATTTCAATTACTTCAACATTCTCGATTAATTCTTTTATCTTATTCATCCATTGCTCACGGCTCACGGTATTTAACACCACATTAATTTGATCAATGCATGCAAGAATAAACTCTGATTGATTATAGAGCTGCCGAGTATTTAAACTTACTACTTGTCCATCAACACTAATAAACCAAACAGAATTATCTGATTGATACTTTTGTAAGTTAGAAAATTTATGTTCATAAGCAAAGCCAACACCAAACTCTCTTGTTCGACATTCAATTGAATCACAGAAGGCGCACATAGGTTGATCTTTACATTTGTATTGGTAGTCTTGTTTTGTATGTTGATTAATTATTTTTTGTACTTGTTTATATTCCAGGTTAGGTTTGATATGATCATGATTAAAAGCTGATACTTTATCCTCCCATCCTTGCTCCCATTTCTTTTTTGCATACACAGCATATTGATACAAAGTATTATCTCTTCCACCCTCTCCAATACCTTGCTGCATTAATGTTTGCAAACAAGGAGGACCATCATTTAATTCTTCTTGGGGTTCTCTTGTTATCTTTGGTTTTATTTTATTTATTTCTTTCGCTTTAACTTTGTGTTTATCATAGAGATCATAAAATTCTTGCAGTGAAGCAGAAGAACCATCATCCAAAAAAGCATGACGATTAGACTCATCGCTATTAAAATAAGGAAGATTAAGAAAATTCCCGGTATCACCACGATCAGCATTAATTTTAATTTGTTTAGGAAATATTTCACAGTTACCATACCCAAGCACAGCAGCTAATTGAGTTAACTTATTACGAAGATCCTCTGCTGTTACAGGTTCTTCCGTGAATAAAAACAAATGTGCACCACCACTTTTAGAACGGCACACTACTAAAGGAAGTTCTAACTTCCTAATCTTATCTACTATTTTATTATGCTCTAAAGGATAAGTATCAATATCAATGCAACCCCAAGAACAAGTACTATCATCTCTAATGGGGACGACACCAAAACTAGGTTCTTTACCCTCAAGATGATTTTGCCATAATGAATCTGTAACAATATCTTTTTTAATATATGCATTCCCACCCTGTTTTCCATTTTTTAAATCTCCTTGAAAGTATTGGCCATAGGCTCTATCTAACCCGGAAAATATATGTTTAAATTTTTCTATACTCATAAGACAGCTTTTTATTGCGAGTCATTGGATGTACTAGTATAAATGATGTCAATCGAAACTACATATTAAGATTGACTTCGTTGGGTTACTAATACACCCTAATGAAGTGACTCGAGTTCTCCAGCCTTTGGAACAACCCAACGAATCTTTAGAACGGAATCTTGTCTTCAGTTGCCGATTTTACTTCCTCTTGATCAGGCATTAGCTTGTCTTTTGCTTTTGCCATTTCATCGGAAAATGATCGAGCTTCTGATACATGGTTTTCCATGGTTAACATAGAGTCGACATCTACTTTCCATTTGTACCAGGTTTTATCTCCGTTTTTTGTTTTTTCAGTTTTCAATAGATATGAATGAGACCACATCGGAGGAGTAAAATATTCTCCATTCGAATTTTGGATCTTCAAATTCTTCATCTTGCTATTCCAATTTCTACTTGGAGTTAGCTGCGATGACTTCATTGATACCACTGCTTGACTAGTCTCTCCCTTCCCACCTACGATTAACACAAAGTAATTAGCTGTCTCTTCAATATAATTACCTGAATTATCATTAGTATAGTACTTGTTATCCTCGCCACGCACAGTGTTGTTCATGACTTCTTTTGATTGGTGCACGGCCACAGGACCTTTTGCTCCACTATTCAATGGCGCCCACTCAACATATGTTTTGTGATAGACACAAGGAATAACTTTAACCCCCTGGTCAGACGGCCACCAATCTCCTGTTACAGAGTTAAAGACATGACCTGCACGCAGTGCATCATCATTCTCAATTTCTGGTGACATAGCTTGTAATAGTTTTAATCTAGGAAGCTGCAGATCATCTGCACTCATATCCTCAAAACCTGTTTGAACATTCTCAAACTGATTCATTATTGCCACAGCGTTATTGCTTGCGGGCTTTTTAGCTACTGTTTTATTCATACTTCATACCTCATTAATTATTGCTTGATGTTGACTTTATTAAGTCGATACACACCAAACATGGTTTCATCAAAATCCACACCGTCTCTTAACTTTGCATTAAGATATGATCTTAATGTACTATTATGGATAGTTGATGTTTCATTCGGAATCAATCCCGAATCCTCTGCTAGTTGTTTGAATTTTAGAGCAACTTTGTCTTCACCCTTTTTAAAATCCACACTTACTAAATTCTTGATGATATCACCATCTCCTTGCTCACGCACCCAAGAAAAGGCTTTATCTTTATAGTCTTCTTTAATCGAGCAATACAATTGCTCTTTCGTTGTTACTTTAGAACCATCCGTTAGTTTTAACTCGGATAATCCTTTTGATTGAAGGAGGTCAGTAATACTGTCAGCTAATAGCTGCTCCTCATCTTTTAGTTTTTTAATCATGGTCTCAGCCGTTTCAATCTTATCTTGAACAGCTTTAATCCTCTCCAACTCTGTACCTAATTGACCTAGTGCTTCATCGTCAACCTGGTTAAAAGCCTTGGAAGATTCTTCTTCAAATAGTTTCGTTATATCATTCATTTATGTTCTCCCACATTATCTTTTATTATTTACTTGCATTAAA